TAGCGCAGTGGGGCGTGGGTGATACGAAGCCAATCCCGTCCCTCGTCTATTTCCGCATCACTTAGAGCTTTTCCAAGGTAGCCTCTTTAATTTGTATAAGGTCTGGTAGTTTACTACTTACGGCGAGGAACAACTCATCGTTTGTTTTTATCTCTTCATCTCCTCCAAGCCAACAATTGTCAAGAATTACCTCATTGAATTTTAGAGGATCCTTGGTTGCCAAGGTTGAAGCATAGCTAAGGGTTTTGCGGTCGGGGGTACGCAAGTATACCTTTTTGTCTTCTACACTAATTACAAAGATGTCTTTGTATTGCTTTTTCCATTCTTGGATTTGTTCTTTAGTTATCATTTTAAACTATTTTTAAAAGGTTTTTAAAGTGGGAGCCACACAAGCATTTTGTTATTGTTTAATTTGTTAGGCTTGGCGTATTACATCTGTAAAGATAATGGGAAGCTCCATAATCATATTCTTATCGCCTTGCTTCATTCCTTTTTTCACTTCGGTAAATTCCACGTGCTTGAGAATATCGGTAACTATCTGTCCGCCGTCCAAGGGCACGTAGGAAGCCACAAGGTCAAAGCTAAGGCTAAGTATATCATTGTTAGGGGCATCGCGGGTCATTGCTTCTGCCTCACTTTGCCAAAGGCTTATTTTACCCTCATAACTGCGGTTGCCTGCTACTATTCCGTGAGGCTTGCACCCACGTCCATAAAGAAAGTCTTTCTCGCGTTTTTCGGTGTACTCCAACTCTATAACTCCTATGATAATTCGCCCGCCAAAGACGATAGAGAGGTTACACCACGCATATTGTTTGCTGTCAAATGTTGCCATAATTTGCTAATTTTCTAATCTACTAATTGACTGTTGTAGTAAAACCGATGTTTACCTCTATAAAGTCAGCATAACCTACGGGTAACAGTTTGATACCTATCACCACTTTACCTGTTTGTAGTACACGTTGCTTTGGATCTATATCAATCTTTACAGCCGAAAGCTCGCCCTGTGATACCATTTGGCTTTGCAGGGTACTCTCAAGTTTGGTTTGCCAACCTTTAATAATCGCAGGGTGAATACTGCCGTCTTCAGATAGTAACACCTCGTCGCTGAGTTCCTCTACCAGCACTCCATAGCTTAGGAGCATAGCCTTGTCCATTACCAAGCCGTTGCTAAGACTCTTAAAGTCATCAGTAGGCTTGGTAAGGGTATTATCGCCCGAAAAGTAGTATCCCGAACGCCCTACAAAGGTGCGAAAGAATATATACCCTTTGTCGTCAAGCGTGTCCCATTGGTCAGCTTTGCTGTCAATAGTTGTGCCGTCGGTAAAGTAAGCGACTAACGGCAATACATTGCCATCTTTCACACGGTGAATTTTGCGCTGTACGGGTATTTTTGTGATTTTACCTAAAAAAAGTCCTATAGCTGCATCTTTCTCTTTGTCATCATTGGCGATAAAGCAAGCCACTTTGTTAAGTTCATTTTCAGAAAAGTTGGTAAGGTCAGCTACTTGTCCATTCCAACGGTTACCCGACACTACTACCCTAAAAGGCATATATTTCTTTTCAAAGTGCTCAGCAAGGGCTTGCCCTTTTACCACAGCTGTTTGTACATCAGCATCTAACCCCGCAGTAATGGTTTCACTACCTGTTGCTTTTTTCACTACCCCAAGCACACGGATAGCTCCTCTGGCATCAGCTATGAGAGTTGGAGCAAAGACACCATCTTTGTCAAGCATTGCCGTCATAGTAGTGGCATCCGATACGAGCATTACCCATAAAGGAGTACCCGTTGGAGCTTGGTTATAGAAAGCTTTGATATGCTTGTAGGCAAAGGGGTTTTGAGTTTCTGATATACCCAAAGCTACAGCTTCTTTAAGCGAGAAGATTTGGTACGACTTGCCCAATTCTACTTTGCCACTCACTGTAACTCCCGTTACAATGAGTCCTGTAGTCTTTTGTATAGCCGTTGTCCTGCCTAATCCGTCTTTGGCGATATTAAATAATACTTTAGGTAATGCCATTATGCTTGGTTTTTAAGGGTTTCTATTCTATCCGCAAGGAGGGATAGTACTTCTGAGCGGTTTTGTTCGTTCTCTTCCTGTAGGATAAGAGTTTCTAACAAATCTACATCTTCTATGGAGGTGATAGCTTTTTCCAACTTCTTTTTAACTAATTGTAATATATCAGGGCTTGTAGGATCTACATCTCCCGTTTGCTCATCATCTGATTCGTCCAATAAGTCGGAAGAATTATAGCTCTCCACGGCGCTATCATCTAAGGTTTGTGCGTGGTTTTGTGCATCTTTCTTTAGTAAGAAGAGGAAACCATCGGAGGTAGCAAAAAGCTCTTTTGCTTCTTTGTTATTTTCAAAATATTGTTTTGCTTTTTCTGCTGTTGTCATTGTATTTTGTTTTAAAGTTAATATAGGAGTAGGGTGAGGTATGGATACCATTGAACTCGTCCTCTCACCCTACTATATTCCTATAATATAGCTCCTAAATATTTAGGTGTTCTGGCACGAATAACCCCTACTAAGGCACGCTGTGCAAAAGAGATGGCATCGGCTTGTAGACCTGCATCTCGTAGGGTGGCATACATCTTTACATCGCCGAAGCAACGGAACACTTCACTTGTTACCCACATAAATGAAGCGCGTTTATCGCTACTTGCCTTGACAGATCCAAAAGGTTTTTTCTCCTTAGTAGTGCCATCATAAAGTGGGTTTTGACTGTATTGGAATACGTTTATTCCATACATTTGTTTTTCGTTCATAATATCCTTGTACAGACGCTTGTCCTCCTTACGGATACGAGCAAAGTGCTCAGGAGTGAGGCAGATGTTTACACCCTCAACGATGTCTTTTTCCTCCATAAACTGCTTAAGGTCAATAATGGCATCTATTATTGAGTCGCTACCGGTAAGAGCAAGCACCTTATTCCATTCATTGTCCTTTTGTGGTGCCCATGCCCAAGCGGCACGCTTGCCTAAATTCTTAGCAAGAGAAGCACGGTGGCGTTGTATCACACTAGAGCGTTTGTCATAAGAAAGCTCAATTTCCTGCAATTCACGGTGTAGAGTTTGTTCAGTAGAATAGGTTTTAAGCACCACTTCGTTAGCTATATCGTCAATAGTGGCTACTGGCAATGCTGAACTGGAGGAGGCGAAATAGTCTTCGTGTACCGTTGGTTCCACACCTGCCTCTGCTAAGTGTAGTTTATTATTCTCTACATATTGTGACAAGTCTACACTCTGATAGACAAACGAATTATTAGGGATAGGGTTTTCTTTAATACCTGCTATCCATACTTCTGTCTGTAGCCCCACCATAGCTACTCCTTTGAAAATAGAGGGAGTAACATATTGAACTATAGTAGAAGTCGCTACAATAGCTGTTGCTACTATGGGTACTGAAGCACCTACGATTGGTGCAATAAACATTGAGGCTATAAGTGCCAATAATGCATTAACGAATAATGCTTTTAATGATAATCTCATACTTTTTAATCTGTTTTTAAAGGGTTATTAAATTACTTTCCAGTGTAGCGCACCCCATTGGCGTACTCTTTAGCTAAGCGGGCATACTCTTCGGGTTCCTTGTCTCGGATAGCTCGAAGCCTTTCGGGGTTTTTCTTTTGCAAATAATCAAAACTCTCATCAGCAGTACCCATTGGTTTCGCTCCTGCTCCCAACACTACCTCACGTACGGCATTAGTCTTTCCTTGCTGCATATTCTCGGCTTCCTTATCGGCAACGAGTTTATAGAGTATCGCTTTTTGCCCATCAAAATCGGCTTCAAACTGCTTTAGCTGGCTTTCTTTAAGAGCTTCTGGGATAAGCCCTAATTGTACAGCTTTGTCCACCAAGGTTGTAGCTTCGGCAGTGCGAGTTTCGCTAATAGTCTTTTTCAAAGCTACTATTTCGGCATCTGCTTTTTCTTTAGCTGTTTTGAGGTTATGTAAGGCACTAAGTACTGCCTCTTCTTTTACATTGTCACCCATACCCAAGGCAAGGGCTATCACTTTAATATCCATATTATTTGTATTATGTGTTACTATTTTTTTAAGCTGAAAGGGCTTGCCGTATTTGGATAGTTTGAGGGCATTGTCGTTGCCCCCTATATCTACAATGGAGATTTCCACAAGTTTACAAGCGGTTACTGTTTCATATACTTGTCCTTCTAAAAGATGATGTGGATCAGCAGATACTTCTTTGATTTCGGCAAACATTGAAGCCATACGTATATAGCCACGCTCCACTTTGCCAGCTATCTTCTTAGCAAACTCGTCTTGCTCGTCAAACTCTACTTCAGCTATAAGGGTAGTCCCTTCTTTGTAGAGCTTTGTACAACGCCCAATGACTTCACTACCCTTGTTACCATATCCATCTCGCTCGTGCATAAAGAGTACAACGGGGTTGCGCATGTATTGTTGGTAGTCAATACCTTCTGTAAGGATACGGTATCCATAGCTATTTACATTCTCGGTATTGATGATAAATTGGTGCTTCATTGGCTTCCTATTTTGGGTTAATTTCTCAATTCGGGTGCAAAGGTATTGCAGGTTTTACGGCGGGGAAAATCGACATACAAACCTTGTACTAATTCTGTACAACCATTGTACAGATTTTGTACAAGGCTTGTATAAGAATTTCGTCACCTCCCTTAATCCCACGAACTTTGCAACGAAAAAACAAAGAAGTATAATGGAATTTGACCTCAAAGAACTCACTGCACGAGCATTTTTGGATTATGTAGGCCCAGCCTTTCCCTCGTGGTGGGCTAATAACAAAACAAAATATGTACTACCAAGCCTCTCGAATATTAGTGAGGCACGTAGCAATGGTAGTCAGTATTTTATGACACTGAATGTAGCCGATAAAGCAGGCGTGCAAACGCTGTTTCCTAACGAACCTTTGGTGAGCTTTTCACTCACTAAAACCATTGTAGAGACGGCAACAGTGGGCAAACACCGCAGAGGTAAGGTAAAGGAGTACATAGCTACCGAAGACTGGCAGATTACCATTAAGGGGCTTTGTATAGACACTAATAATCCCGACTTGTACCCTACTGCACAAGTGCAAAGTCTTAACCGCTTGTTTGAAAAGAACGAAAGTCTGGAGGTCATAGGTAACAAACTCTTTACTCTCTTTGATATTCGTAACATCGTGCTAAAAGATATTAGTTTCGAGGCTATGGAGGGCAAGGAGGGCATACAGAAGTACACCATCAAAGCCGTGTCGGATATGGACTTCTATGCCGAATTAGATGAAAAGAGAACACAATTAAACCACTTATATTAATGTTTGTATTACAAGCAATTATAAAGATAGGAGATTACACTTTCAAGGCTGTGCATAGTGTAAAAATCACCAAATCGGTAGACGAATTAGCCGACACCTGTACTATTGAGCTTCCTACCCACTTTAAAGTAGCCAAAGGAGGTGATAGGCTCTACATGGAAAAAGCTATCAAAGCAGGCGATAAGGTGAGCGTTACCCTTGCATACGAGGGTGTATATAGTGGGGTAGAGTTTGAAGGCTATGTAAAGAAGGTCAAGCCAAGCATTCCCGTAAGCATAGAGTGTGAAGACGCTATGTATTTGCTTAGACGGAAAAACATCAACAAATCGTGGCAAAAAACAACTCTTAAAGAAGTATTGCAGGAGGTAGTGAAAGATACTCCTATTGTCTTGGCTGATAATATACTACAAATGCAGTTAGACCAATGGCTTATTCGCAATGCCAATGGTACACAGGTGTTGGATAAGCTCAAAGAGGAATTTAGGCTAAGTATCTTTATTAATGATGAGGGCAAGCTATATGCAGGGCTTTCGGAGCTTACTAATATAGGGCAAACAGCACGCTATGACCTCAATTATAACATTGTGGCGAACGATTTGGAATATCGTACCAAGGACGAACGTAGGCTAAAAGTACAATATACCTACATTGACAAAAACAATAAAAAGAAAACTGTAGAAGAGGGTGATCCTGATGGTGAGCTGAGAACATTTCATACTTCTGTCGTGAGTGATGAAGCAAAACTACGGGCTATGGCACGAGCAGAAATAGAAAAACTAAAGTATGACGGCTTTGATGGCTCTATAACGAGCTTCTTAGTCCCTTTCGCTACACGTGGTATGCAGGCACATATTATTGATAAAGAACTGAAAGAGATAGACGAACGCTACTTCATTAAGAAGGTAGAAACTACCTTTGGTCGCAATGGGGCACGCCGACAAATAACTATAGGAGCAAGATTATGAGTATAGATAGAGAATTAGCCGAGGGGCTTCGTAAGTTAGGCAAACGCAAAACCCCTACCATAGCCGTAGAAGTAGTATCAGTAGACAAAGCGCAAGGCACATGTAAGGTGAAAGACGATGAGTTACAATATACTGTACGCTTAGCTTCGGTGATTAACGATAATGCGGAGCGGTCTTACCTTTTTCCAAAGGTAGGAAGTAGCGTACTGATTGCTTCTATTGGGGAGGACGAAAACCGCTATTATGTGATAGCTTATAGTGAGATTGAGAGTGTGAGCCTACGAATAGAAAACACTCAGCTTACCATAGACAATGCGGGGGTACATCTGCAACGTGGGGAAGTAGATTTTAAAAGCCTTTTAAACGAGCTTTTAAACGAACTTAAAACAGCTATTATACAAACCCCTGCAGGAGTTGGCAACTTTGCCCCTAACAATGTGGCGAAGTTTGATGAGATTAATAACAAGATAAATGAATTACTACAATAAGATATGGCACGATTGACAGCTGTAGAGGCAGATTATAAGAGGTCGCAAGGCAAAGAACTTTTTACTAAGGGCTTTAGCATTGCCAATATATCGGAAATGATAGGTATAGGCATTAAGACACTTGGCAAGTGGAGAGAGGAGGGCAAATGGGACGATGAGAAAGAGCTACAAACACTCAGACCTTCCAATATTCGCAAACTGACCCTCAAGTGTGCGCAGGCTATTGAGCGGGGCGAACCCTTGCCCTATAAGGCCGACGATATTACTAAAATTGTGGCTGCCTTTGACCGTATTACTGACCATAACAAAATAGCAGTATATACGATGGAGAGCCTTGACGGCTTCTCTAACTTTATCTTAGAGAAAGCAGGACAAAGCACGGGTAAAAAGCGTGAGGCCTATATGAATACGATCAAGGAGATACGCCCTTACTTTGATATGTACATAACCGAATTATTACAGAAAGGAGATGACTAAAACAGAACTCAAAGAAGCCAAAGAGCGCTATTTTGCAAAGTCGAAAATGATACGAGAGCTTACCTATGAGGCTATACAGAAGGAAACAGCGGATGAGCAAGAAGCACGTATCAAGCGACTTTTAAAACCCGAAAACTATGGTGAGTTTTTCGATTACTATTTTGGCTTAGATAGTGGTTTGCCCTTGGGCGATGCCAAGACACCTAAGTTTCATATTGACGACTATATTCGTTTGTACAAGGACCCGTTTATACGCCAATTCAGAAAGAAATTTAGGGGTGCAGGTAAGTCCATACAGTCCAATGTGGGCAATATTTGTCACCTCAAACAGAACAACCTTACCTTCTTTCCTATCCTTATAGGGGCTAACGAGGGTTTGGCTAAAATACTACTATCCGACTTACAAGCACACTTGGAGAACAATCAGAAGTTTATCAAAGACTTTGGCTTGCAACTCTCTTATGGGGATTGGTCGGATGGTGACTTTCAGACTACAGACGGCAAGCACTTCAAGGCCTTGGGGCTTAACCAACCTTTTAGGGGGTTGCGTTTTGGTATGTATCGCCCCGACTTGGCTATTTTGGATGATATAGAGGACTTAGACCGTGCCAAACGCCCCGATATGATAGAGAAGTATGGCAAAAAAATAACGGGCGACTTGGTGAAGGCTTTTCACCGCAAGCGAGGAAGGCTCATCATCAATAACAACTATATCGTCAAAGACGGCATATTGGACTATCTCTATGACAAGTGGAAAGATAGCCCACACCTGCACGACTCGGTTACGAATCTTGCTACTGTGAATATCACCCGAGAGAACTATATGGATGTAGAGTGGGAACCCTCATGGAAAGAACGCGATACTAAGGAGGATATTATTCGTATCCTAATGAATGATGACTACTATACCTCACAGCGGGAGGATTTCAACAATCCTATTGAGGAGGGCAAACTCTTTAAGGCGAAAGATATTGCCTTGGTACACATAGCAAATAATGAGGCTTGGGACGGATTGCTTGACCATTGGGACTTATCTTACACCGCTACGGGCGACTATAAAGCGGGGGTACTCATTGGTATCAAAGGTATTAAGCTGTACGTGTTGGAAGTCTTCTGCCAAAGGTGTGAACTTAATGCAGCTATGGAAGTGCGCGCCCAGTGGGTAAAGAAGTACCTTAAAAAAGGCTTTAATACTATGGGCTTCTTTGATGCTACTATGGCACAGAAAGCCGTCTACACCCCTATTATTATGCAGAGTGCCGAGGACAATGCTTGCCCTAATATCCCTATTGGTTTGCACCAAGATGGAGACAAGCACAACCGTATTTCGGCGGGTATTACCAATGCGCTCTTTCGCAAAATATTGTACTGGGACGAGAGTCTTCCCAAGCGTTCAGAACGTGACTACAATGCTTTTATTAAGCAGGTGCTTTCCTTTGAAAAGGGAACGGCTTCAAACGATGACGCCCCCGATACCTTAGAGCGTGCTATAACCCTTGCCCAACAGTATTTTGGCTACTCAGAAAAACCCTTGCAAAGCGGGCGACCTTTTATTGCCAAACACAAAAGACGAACAATATAATGTACTAATTTGCAAATAAGCTAATTGGCAAATTGACAAATTAATATGACTCCAAGAAAAGAACTATTTATCAAGGTAAAACAAGCCCTTGCTACCATTGAAGGTATTGAGCTGATAGACCTGCAACGCGGTCAGTTTGATAACCCCGAAAGTGGCTATCCCGAAATATGGACGGCTGCACTCATTCAGGTAATGCCTATCACATACGAGACGATGACCCAACACGTGCAAGAGGGCGAGTGTGAGTTTCATATTGACTTCTATTGCAAAGACGGATGGACAGACCAACACTTAGGCACTGCTGACTCCGAAGAGGGACTTATGGAACTGGATATATTGGACAAAATCACCGATACCATACAATTCCTACAAGGCGAGCAGTTCAAACCCGTACAGCAGGTGCGAGAGGAGGAATTGCGCTTAAGTGATGACGGCATTATGAGCTATCGCATAACCTTTACCACTCATATTTATAGGCGCACACTCTACCCCTATACGGGTAGAAGATTGCAAATCGCAGGTCATTAATCATTAACAACTAATCATTAGTAACGTGTATTTAACCAAAGAAGAACTCAAAACCGTAGCCACCAAAGAGGTAATAGACCTTATCACCCAAGGCGACGAGCAGATAGTAACAGAAATCATTGCTGAAAGCATAGACCTAATAGCTTCTTACTTGTACAAGTATTACGATACCGAAGCTATCTTTGACAAAGAGGGAGATGAACGTAGCAAAATACTGCTCAAGTACCTCAAGGATATTGTTATCCATGAAATCTATATAAGACGAACTAAAACCCTCAACCAAGTGGCAAAGCTTAGGTATGACGAGGCTATGTTATGGCTTGAAAAAATAGCCAAAGGAGAAATAGAAGTCTCCCTACCCAAGCGCCTAAGAGACACCGATGGCGACGGCACCCCCGATACACCCACCCCTTTTATGAAGCTCGGAGGGCGAAAAACCTATAAAAATCATTGGTGATTATGTCTAACAACAACTTTACAGAACTCCGCCGAAACCTCGAAGTCCTCGCACGATTAGTGAAAGAGGATATCCCTATTGTACTTAAAACAGAGGGACTCAAGTTTATTCAAAAGAACTTCCAAGATGAGGGGTTTAATGATGAGGGCTTACAGAAGTGGCAACCTCGCAAAACTACCGATACACGAGGACGAGACCTTACTCGTTACCGCTCGGATAGGGTAGGCAAAAAGGGCACCCTTACTCCCTTTGGCAAGCGTAACCAGGGGCGAGCTATCCTTACAGGATACAACTCTGGAGGCAACAAGTTACGACACTCATTTATGGCACGTGTAGAGAAAATGCAGGTTACCTTCTACACTCATAAGGAGTATGCCTTAAGACACAACGAGGGCTTAAAAGGTATGCCTAAGCGCCAATTTATAGGCGACTCCAAAACCTTATTCAACAATGTCAAAAAGGAAATAGACCGTTTATTCAATCAATTAAAATAATGGCAAAGCAACCCCATAAACAACGTATAGAAAAGAGTGTTACCCTTAGTGGTAATGTACTTAATAAAAAGGTACATTTGGGCAAAAATACTGCTCAAAACATTCAGCAAGTAACCAATCTAATGGTGGACATCATCAAAAGACAACGTAGGCTATGGCGTACTGAACTCAACCATTGGCACTCGGCACGTTATGCCCGTTATAGTGTGGACTACCCACGTACTTACCCATTGGAGGAGGTATACCAGGATGTACTCCTTGATGGACACCTAACAGGGATCACCGAAAACCGTACCCTACGAACTACCAATAAGGACTACGTTATCGTCATCGATGAAATTAAGGACGACACCCTAACCGAGTATATCAAGGATAAACAATGGTTTGAGGACGTGATCGAGTTTGCTCATCAAAGTATCTATCACGGACATTCACCTATATGGCTCAAAGAGGTAACCAAGGGCGAAATCAAAGCCGTAGAACTTATTGATAGGGGCTTGGTAATTCCCGAAAAGCACGTACTGCTCAAGGACTACGATGCTACCACTGGCATAGACCTACGAGATGTGCAAGAGGTAGTATTAGTAGCACAATTCTACAAGCATTCGGGGTTGCTCGAAAAAGCGACTCCTTATGCAATACTCAAGCGCCATTCGTGGGGTTCGTGGGACGAGTTCGAGGAACTCTTTGGTATACCTATACGTATTGCTAAAATCGCCTCACAAAGTGATAGTGTGAAAGAGGAAGTTGCCCAGTGGTTGGAGGAAATGGGTTCAGCTTCGTATGGCGTTTTTCCTATTGGCACTGAAGTAGATATTAAGGAGAACAGCAAAGCCGATGCCTTCCAAGTGTTTTACCGTAAGATTGAAGCCTTAGACAAGGAGTTATCAAAACTCGTACTTCACCAAACAATGACTACCGAAAATGGCAGTAGCAAGGCACAAGGCACAGTACACGAGAACACTTTGGAGGAGGTAGTCTATGCTGATGAAAAGAAGATGTTAGCTTTCCTCAATAACCAACTTTTGCCCGCTATGCGTGCCATTGGCTACTCTATACCCGACAGTGCCAAAATAGCGGTAGAGAAAACCACAGACCCTAATAAGCAAATCAGTATAGATGGAGTACTCTTAGGGCGTGGCTATATTCTTACCCAAGACTATATAGAGCGTACCTATGGGGTGGAAATAGAAAGTATGCCTACCTCTACCTTTGGAGGAAGTAGCGAGGGTGAGTCAAAAAAAGCCTAAGCCTACTCAAGTTACACTATCACACCCATTGTTGCTCCGAGCATGAGGCTATAAAGCTCAGCAAGGAAGACAATGACTTGAGTAGGCTTATTGAGGAGTATATTCGTATGGTTTTCCAAGAAAGAGGTGTTAGCGAACCCCTATCGGAAAAGCTATGGAGGTATTATTATAAGCACCTCTCTAAAGCGGTAGAAGTAGGCTATAGCCCCAACATAGAACAAACAAACCCCGATTTGGTTAGTAGCCTCAAGCACAATATAGCTACTTTTTCGGCTTTCAAAGAAACGAGCTTCAAGCAGCAGATAGAGCAGGCCCTTACCAAAGACGGGCGTGTACTCCCTTGGAATGAATTTAAAAAGGAAGCTGAAAAGCTCGACACACTCTACAACAAGCGTTGGCTACAAACCGAGTACAACCAAACAGTGGCTAATGCCCTCTCTGCACAAAAGTACGAGGAGTATATAGCCAATAAGCGCATATATCCTAACCTTACTTATCACGCGGTACACGATGAACGAACTCGTGAAACACACCGTGCCTGGGACGGGCTGACGCTACCTGTGGAGCATCCTTTTTGGCAAACACACCTACCTCCTAATGATTGGGGCTGTCGTTGCTATGTAGAGCCTACTGCTACTCCAGTAACAGAAGGAGTACGTACAGAAGAGGTACCCATAAAAGAAGCCTTTGCTAATAACCCTGCTCTTTCGGGGGAGATATTTCCTATAATACCCTATGCCAAAGGAATGAGCGAAAAAGCCGTTAAGG